ATACCGGAGGTGGGGACTGGATAGAGCTTTCTATCCTTGGTATAAAGGCATTCCAATTATGGATGGGCGTTTTTTGGGTGATTTTTTTCTAAAAATATTTCTTTATACCAATTTATACCATCTGATCCGGATTCCAGATAACCCCATTAGGTCATCAACTTTTCTTCTATTATAGTGCACTATTCTGATGGACGAGATTCCATCTCAATCTTTCGGTCAAGCGCCTTTTTGGCCCTATCCTGCAAATGTGCGATGGCAATTTCCTCTGTTTCATAAGAGTTGCCAGACGAGGAAACTCGGTACTTTAGTGCCGAGAGGAATCGTCGTCTTGGGCAATTCACTTCCTTTCAATTGTTTTTCGTTAAAACGTAAACACTCAAAAAGCGCCCACCCCGTTAGGAGTGAGCGATCTCAATTGAACATTTAAAAACTAGAAATTGAAAGTTAACAAAAATTATAGCAAACGTAAGCCGCTTGCCGTAGTTCTTTTGTTTCCTGCCAAAAAGTCTTCCCCCAACCACGAATATACCTCTGCCAATGATAAACCGGTATCCTTAGAGATGCTTTCCAGAACGCTTTCGGATAAAGTATTATTTGAAAATTTAATAGCACTTTGAATATACGACGGGTTCTCGATTGGAATTACATCATCCAAGGGTTCCCTTATTCTCCATTTATTTCTGTAGATAGTTTGCCGTAAAAAAAGTGCTTGATCGTCAGCTATGAGTCCCAGCTCGTTCCCTCGATAAATAAGTGCTTGGATGGCCACCTTCCAATGGCTCTTTAGCTCGATCAAAAAATTCATATTCGACCTTATCATATCTAACGAAATTCCATAATCAGGCATAAGCAATGCACCTGCAAAATGGTTTGCCTCGCTCTCAATTGTTCGCCTATTTGAACTATTGGCAATAACGTTATTCGGATAATGCGAATGTAGCAATACATGTCCCAATTCATGTGCGAGATTGAATCTTATTCGAACGCTTGAAAGACGTCTTGAATTAAGCAATATATATGGACGCGATAAGATATTTCCATTGATAGCATCGATCTTTTCGCTTTCCAAATCTTCAAATTTAACTCTAATTCCCATTCTTTCAACTATTAGTGTCATGTTTGCAATAGGACCGTCTCCCAATTCAAACTGGGAACGTACACTATTCGCCACTTTATCTATAAATTCATACGATAGAACATTAAAATCCTTAGATTTATTTGCATAGCTCGGTTCCAAATATTGTGGCAAATTTAAATAGTTTGTCAGCAAATTATCTACTAGTGCATAACCTCTTTCTTTCGATTCAGCCTGGATAATTTTTCTTTTAGGTAAGACCGCAGCCTTTCTAAAAAAAATCGGCCCTGAAAAGTCCGGTACAATCGATTTAGATAGAAAAAAATTATGATTTACGCCGAAATGTTTAGACAAATTTAGTATTCCTTCAAATCCAGGTACAGCCCTGCCTTTTTCCCACTTAGAAATTGTAGTTACACTGTATCCAATATCATCAGACACCTGTTTTAGACTTTCCCCTTTTAAATCACGAAAAAAACTAAGTTTAGCTGCTGAAAACTTTCCTGGTAAACTCGATAGCATAATACTCATCCTTCAATATTAAATTCCTGGTATTGTTTGAACTCATCTGCGCTGAATGATGCTACTTCTCTTGAAGTAGTTTTAATATCCTGTTTTTCGCCTGCAGAAATTAACTGTACATTATTTTGCAAATTAAGTCTAGCTTCCCAAGACCCATTAGTATCTGGTTTACCTATCACCGTAAACGCTGGTTTCTCTGTCTGGTATCCATGATTTAATTCTAGATACATAAAGTCTTCGCTGCGAACTTCATCATCAAACAGAACTAATTTATTTTCACATTGATCAAATAAATTAGTTCTAAACTTAGCATTGCGACTGGCACGTTTATCTGATGGCGTTTGGTTTACAGTTAAAACTACATGACTGTCTTTATTGATTAATTTTAGGTACTTGTTTTTATTGCTTTCGATAGTTCCAATCTCATATGAGAACGGAATAATGTGCCGATCGCAAGCACGTCTTAGTGAAAATTCAACTGCCATATTTTTCAACTCAGGGTACAATTTAGCGGCCCTGTCAATTCGCAACCAATCTGGAGCGTTAGTCGTTACGTATCGCTTTTCAGCTTGATAACCAGCAGATACTATGCCAATCAATAGTCTCTGTTCAGAATTAGTAAGCAATGTCTGAACCAACTGCTGTGAGGACTTGCTAGATGCAGAAAAATATGGGACTTTTTTCATTTGAATTAACCTTCTTTACGTCTTTTTTCCTATTTTACATCTTTTACGCATTTTTGTAAACTTGCGTACCAAAAAAGGCGCCCACCCCGTTAGGAGTGAGCGCCTTTTCTAAATCAGTAACGTACAGGCATGGTTGAATTATACTCTCATTTAACGAACTTGTTAATCTTTTTGTTGCCACTGATAAATAATCCATTAGCCAATTGGATTCGAGTTGTGTCTCCATGCTTGACGATCTTAGCAACATCAAACTCAGTCCCAGCTGGTTGCCAGTCCACAACATGCTTGAGGGCTTTGTCCTTGTACCGATGAGTACCGCGAACAGACTTCACTCGTTTGACGCCGCCATCAACGGAATAATATAAGCGATTAACGTTGGCTTGGTTAGACGTGATGTAATAGCCGTTTGCCAACTGGAACCGGGTAATTTTGCCGTAGTTAATCACTTTGGCAATCGTAAATACGGTGCCGGTTGGAAAATTGTCCACTTTGTGTTTGAAGGCAATGTCCTTGTAGCGATTAATTGGCGTCCGGGCATAGATCATCTTGGGATTGTACCGGTAGTAGATGGCCTTCTCCGGCTTAGCTACATGAGTGGTAGTGCCATAGTAGTAGTTTGAGTACATTTGGGACACATCGAAACCACCATAGCACCCGGGGAATTTATGGGTACTGGTCCACTGCCAACCATTATAACTACCATAAAACTTTAGCCCAGCAGGGTTTGACGGGTAATTGGCAATCCACCCACCACGACTCGAATTGTTGAGTGGCATTGAATTGGTCCAAGACCCCATGGTGTAGACGTCGGTCTTGGGATAACCCATGCGCTTAACCTCAGCAACCCATGCTTTAATGATCGCAGCGTTTCGTGACCAACCGGAGTTAGTAGCTTCAAAGTCCAACACAATCACTGCATCTTTACCGAGTCCCGCGTTGAACGCACAGTGAGCCGCCATCTGGGCTTCTGCCTTGGCTCCTGCCACAGTAGTGAACCGCGCAAAGTGATAGCCGTTGACGTGCAAACCGGCTTTGACTGCGTTTCGGATACTTGTCTTAGCTGTTTGGTCCGTAAAAAAAGTGCCCTCCGATAGCTTTGCGACCATCGCGCGGACACCATATTTTTTCATCGATAGCCAATTAGCTTTAGTCATGATTCCGTTATTATTTGACGTATCGACCATATCTAATCGGGGCATTACTTAGCATCTCCCTCCGTTGGGGCTTGAGTAGTAGCCGGGACATTTAAGGGAGCGACTACAGCATCAGCCTTAGCTTTCTGTTCGGCCAATTGTACCTCTTTATCTGCGAACACTTGCTCTGTGGCCGCCTGACCCTCATCAAATTGAGCCTGTTTCGCTTGGGCCACAGTGTTTTGAGTGGTCATCAATTGATAGGCCTTTTCGATAGCAGCTGAGATAATAGCTGGGTCGACATCATGACCCAAACCATTAAGTTGACTAGTGACATCGGCAATGGCCTTCTCTCGCTTTTCATCGCCAGGTATTTCATAAGATGCCGACAGCAGATGAACCGCATTGCTTGCCAGATTGTCCAGTAGACCAAGAACTTCACGCTGGTTGGCGGATTTATTGGATGCAATCTTAGTTTTTACGGCTGGATTGATCCGGGTAAACCAGCCAACCAGGGCAAAAATTAAGACACCTAAGATACCGGTGTCGTTGAGTAATTTAATAATCTTCGTAAATTCAGACATGCGTTTTCCTCCTAAAGTTCACCGTACCGTTCCCGGTACGCTTGATTCTCACGTTCTAAAGCGGCGTTGCGTTTTCGTAAGGCTTCATTCTCACTAACCTTCAAGGCAATCTGCTGGTTAAGTTCTTGTTCCATGGCATCTTTCTTATCCTTCAATTCGTTCAAATCTTTCGCAAATTGTGCTTGATCACTCTCGCGTTCTTTACGAAGCAATTCGTTATCAGCTTTGACTTGCTCCATAATGTACTTCTCCATGCCCTGGCGATCCTGGTCAGCTTGCCATGTGTCAGAATGGTAGCCATGAATAACAGCCCAGATAGTGGTTGCAAACGTTCCCAGCGCACCTAAAGCAACTGCCCAGGACTTAATATCCATGCGTGTCCCCCCTAATCAACGTACCGACTAGCAAGAACAGCATGAGTAAGGCGAATACCCACGTTAGGTTAAACCACACATCAAACAAGCCCCGAACAATAAAAGCCATTGATAAGGCCCCAATTGCTGGTGATAGGGCGACTAGGCCACCATCACGTAACAGCCGCCGGTTGTGAAAGACGCCAACCAGAATAGCGAGACCACAGATAATTAACCACAATGAAAACCACCAGTCGTCAGCAAAGGCAAAGATTGCATGTTCGGCTGGTGGCGGCGGTGGCGGCGGTGTCACCCGTGGATCATCTAAATAACCTTGATGAAACCAAATATACAAACCACCTATCATTGAAAATAAGCCAAAACAAAAATGATTCCAATGTGAAAAGGCCCGTTGAACCGGGCCATCTTTAATACGATGCAATTACTTCACCTCTTTCCCACAAAAAATCCCAAAAGAAAAGCACCGACTAGAAGGATTAAGCCTGCGCAGAGGTATCCCCATCGGTGCTCGTAGAGTTTTTTGCGGAGCCAAGGACATTCTTCACATCGTCCTGCAAGTAGGTTGGAACTTCATCAATAGTTCGGCCCCCGTCCAAGACGTTAGCGGCGTAGATTGCTGAGAGTGCTGAAAATTTAAAATTTAACATAGTTGATTATCTCCTTATTTAGTTTGTTGTAGCTGGTCTAACGCGGTTTGCGTGTCGGCGCGGAACGGTGCGGGGACCTCTTCGAGTGTCCGAGTGCCTTCCACAATCGCTTGTGCGTAAATCTGCGCCAATGCTGAGAATGCCATTACTTCGCCTCCCCGGTTGAAGTGTCAGTTACTGTGGTAGGCGTCTTTGCCAGTTGTGCCGACAGGTAGTCAACAGCCTCCATCAGTCCCTGTTGAGTAAGCTCATTGGCCGCCTTTAGGCTAGCAATTTCTTTGGCCTTTTCCGCATTATCTTGAAGAAGTTGCGTGGTCCCATCGTACACAGCAGGAACGGAATCATCGTCAACCCTTCGTTGTTGCTCTTTACCGCCCTCATCCGTGTAAGATTCAGACTTTTGCTTCACCATTTTCCATCCGAAAAATTCATGGTCACCGAGTCGCACGCCCGGCATCTGATACACTGCGAACCCCACCGGAACAGGGCCCGACAGCATCGCATATTCATCGTTTACTGCCATTAGACATTACCTCCTTAGCCTTCTTGATAGTGCAAGCAGGCTTCATGTATTTCATGTAGAATCCGTAGCTATCAGAGTGCTTGAGCCAGCCCCAGTAAGCTATAACGCTCGCCGCGTCAAAACGGTTTAGCGTTGCTTTCTTGGAAATCTTAGCCATTCTTCGCTTGATTTTTAACGCGTTACGGCGCCGCAAAGTCGTGTGGCCCCGGTAAAGGCGCATTCCCAAAAAATCAATCGGACGTGAATTTACCTTGAAAACCTGCCAATTTGGCTTAACCTTTAAGCCCTCAGCAGCTAGGTAGCTAGAGATGGCCCGCTCTGCCTTATGAAGTTTCTTCTTGTTGGGGCCAAGTAAAACCAAGTCATCGATGTTTCGCACCAGATACGGTACTTGCAAATCATCCTTGATGTAATGGTCCAGATCTTGTAGAAAAAAGTTAGCGAACCACTGAGAAGAGTAGAAGCCGATTGGTAGACCTTTATCGAACTGGTTTACAAGTGTATCAAGCAACCAAAGCGTATCCTGGTCTTTAATTTTTCGGCGGAACTTGGACTTTAAAACTGTGGTGTTGATGGATGGGTAAAATTTATGCACGTCCATTTTCAAGCAATATTTCGTGTTTTTAGGGTCGTTCTGCAGCCACTTCTTAACCGCCTTCTGGCCCATCGAAGTGCCACGATGAGGAATCGACCCCACACTGTACTCGTACATACCTTTCAAGAAGATTGGCTGTAGCACTAGCATGGTAGCCCACTGGATCACCTGGTCTGGGTAGAACTGGGGCTTAGCAATTGTCCGCGTTTTTACCTTGTCACGGATAACACGCCGAACCACATGGTTAGGCACGTACTCGTGGTCTACTAGCATGTCGTGAAGCTTCATGATGTAAAAATCCTTGTTAGCAAGAATCCGAGCGACGCCCTTACGGCTTCGCTTCCCTCGAGATGATTCATCAATTGCGAGCTCCAAATTATCCGAGCTCACAATTTTTTCGAACAGGTTTCCATATCGTTTCATTTGGTTCCTCCTTTCACATTAAATACGCGTTTATGCGGTTAACTATCCTTATTGGCTTCAAGAACGTTCGACATCGCTACTAGCTCCTGCTTTGAGCAGCCTGATTTTTGCCAAGTGGCAAGGAAAATTCGATGCATTTTATGATGCACAAGCTTAAGGAGACGCGACCCGTGGTTCACGTTCGAGTTCGTCGAAGAGTTGTTCAGGTTCCAGTAGAACGCCCCGCCGTTGCTATCCGTGCCGTTCCAGTAGTCGCGCACCGAAAATCCCTAAAATAAAGTTCCCGGGGGAAAGGTCCCCCGGTCCCCCTTTAACCCAAAGCCTTTTTAACGAGACGCGACCCGTGGCTCACGTCCGAGTACGTCGAAGAGTCGCCCAGGCTCCAGCAGAACGCCCCGCCGTTGCTATCCGTGCCGTTCCAGTAGTCGCCGTATGCAGCGACAGTGTTGCCAGTAGTAGTGTACTGGTAGTCAGCGTAATAGGTTGAGGCTGACCCGGAGGCCACAGTAGCAAACTGAGCGAACGGGTGGTTTGAATCATATCCCATTTTAGAAATCCAGCCTGTAGCAGTGGTGTAGCTAAGTGCCTGGTATGGGGCGGCAAACAGGTCTGATTGGTATTTGTTCGCATCATCGCATACCCAAGCATTTGCTCCCGTTAAGTTAACCCCGTCAGTCCACTGATACAGATTGCCGTACATATTCTCGATGCCACGGTAATCCATCGGCCCCGTGCTTGTAGCGTATCCAGATGACCCAGCGTGATTAGAACCGGTGCCGTTGGTCTTGGCTGAACCACTTGAACCATTGTCTAGGTTTCCGTGCATGATACTCTGAGAATCGAGTGTGGCAAACTCGATAAGAAAAAGAACTTGCCATACATCAACAACGTGAATATCAAGCAGCTGATAGCCATCGCCGTTGGCCTTTGCATCCGCACGAAATGAACCGATCGTTAAGCTGGCGGTTGCTGTCACTCCACTCTTAGACTGCAGCAGACCACTCGCGACCGTGCCTTGATAGCGGCCAACATCCACGTAATCCAATTCTTTGCTGTTCGTGAAGTCCCAGAAGCATTTTGGCAGGTACCAAGAATCGTCAATCTTGCTCAAGGAAACTTGCCAGGTAGCCAGCTTATCAGTCTGAGTCTTCTTGATATACAACTTGGGAATCCGAACGAAGGAGTTGCCCTTATCATCGATGATGGTTTTATCCATCTTTGCCCAGGGCCCAACAGTGTCGAAATCGTTTTTGGCGCCGTTAATCCCCGCTACTAATCCGACCGCGGAATCTGTGCGAGTTAACTTAGGATCACTGCTCATGTCCCATGACGCACCGAAGATACGGTCATCCATGGTCTTTACAGTCACCATCACCGAGTAGGGGCTATCGCCGGCATAGTTGGTGACAGAGGCTCGGAATTCGTATTCAGAATTACCCATGAGCCCGGTCACATGGCCCGTCAGCGTGGTTACTGCGGATTGAATGCTGGTCCAATCGGTGTCACCGCTCTTACGGTACTGCACAGTGGTAGACACGATTGAGGCCCCACCATCAATCTTTGGCAGGGTGACCGTCCATTGCGGCTTGTCAACTGAGAAATCCATCGACGCGGTGAACCCTGGTGCCTGAGGCTTATTTGCCATCAGTACTAGATCATCGCCGTATTTGAGCTTGCCAGCGTCGTCTACTCCCAGTTCAACGCCGCCAACTGACACGCCCCCCGATTCACTCGTTTTGGCAAAGTGTCCCTCGGCCGCTGCAATTGCTCCGGCGCCCGTTACATACGGATCACCCGCGGCGTCCACCGGGTCCTGTTTGAAAGTATTGGCGCCCGTGAAGGTGTTGTCTGAACCAGTCTCTGCGATGTCTTGCGGTAGTTGCTTACTCAAATCAGATGCGAGTACGTAAGACTTAAGTACGCCTTCCAGTTCCTCATTTGATACCGAACCATCGGGCGTTATTTTAATACTGACGTTATCAGCAGCACCAACGTGAACTTTCAATCTGAAACTAGTTCCAACGACAGTGGCACCGTTTTGGGCCACCATTAGGTCAGGACTATCAGCAACAGCAACTCCGTATAGGATTTCCCCATCATCATCGGAATTAATCGGCTTAGCATAGATAGCCAGCCCGCACAGCAGATAGTCCTGTGTGACATCCTGGTTCGTGACCTTAACTGGGACATTAACCGTGTGGTCGTCCTGCACACTCACAATTCCGACCGATAAGTCCTGAACAACGCTGTCTAGCTTCGTGACAGCCTTCAACTCATCTGACGTCATCGATGACATATCTTTATTGGTCGTTTGAGCGTGGGTGTATTGAATTTGTTTACCAGATAAGGTCTGAGCAGAAAGTTGGTATCCAGCATCGGTGATAACTAATTGATTCCATTTAGCCATGATCTACCTCCTCACTTTCGATTTCGTAATTCGTTGTAATCTGCTGCGTTGCTCTGATATAGGTACTATTGGTTAATATCCGTTCGGTTGTGTGTGTGTCAACATCGCTAGTCAGCTCAACTAGATTCATAGTCGTTAAGGCGGTCGCAATTGAAACATTCGCCAAAAGACTAGTCACAAACGTTACTTTTGACAGCGTAACGCCCATCAACAAAGCATTTTGAAGCTCTTCAATGAAAGTCTGGACAATTTCAGGGTGCTTAACATCATCTAGCGGAAGATTCCAGACAGACACCTGAAATGGCTTACCTGTAGTGGTGCCATCCTCGTTAATCTTATAATCATTGCTAACTTGAAAATCATGCGGATCAACATCGAAAGTCGCCGCAATGATGCGGATGACCTCGTTAAACGTCCCTTGAGATGTCCGATTCGTTGACCGCAATTTTAGTAGAAAGCGATAGACATCATCGGGCTTGCCAAGTCGTGGTAGTTTCCAATCATCCCCGTAGTCATCGAGTTGACCTCCAGCCATATTATCAAGTGAAGTCACGCGTTCCATTTCTTCAACATCCTTGATGTCGTCAAACAGGAATTTGTCAAATACCTTCATCATGCGTTCAGTTGGACTACCAGGGGCTGTGTTGATTCGATTGGTAGGGACAGACAGAACTTCATCTTCATGGTAAAGCTGAAACTCAGACTTAGTTGTCATTAATCGTCACTCCAATCGCAGTATCGTTGCTTTGCCCGACCGCAAAATTATCGAGTTGAATATCCGCCCGCTTCAAATTATCAGCCGCTGTCCCCCACGTCAGGTCAGTTACGTTGCTAACAGAATCGACGTCGTAAATCACACCGAAGAGCTGAGTATATTTCAGCTTATCTCCCATGCTGAACTCATCGAGCCAAGCTAGAATACTGTCACGAATATCTTCAATGACTTCGTCAGTAGTCATTTCACCGATATCACCCAGGTCGACCTTGATGCTCATATAGATTTGCTGAGTTGAACCTACAGAAAAAGCGATGTGATTAACATCGCCATTGTCCAAAGGTATATCGAATTTTTGATCACCGGTCAGCACGATTCCTAACCCTACATTGTCAGAAATAGTTTGCGCAACATCTTGCTGATTACCGCCCAAAATATATAGATGAGTCGTATAGGGTGCGTCCCCGCTGATTACAGGAACATCCGTATTGACTACGTGACGGAAACTCTTAACACCGGGAAGCTCAAACAAGGCCCGAGCTATCCCATTAGGTGTTGGTGAAATCGTAGAGTTCTGAGCCATTTGCACGCGACGTCTGAAGTCGTAATCTGATTCCATATCTGCTCCGCCACTCGCCGGAATCGGATTAGTAACATCGTCAATTTCCTCGCTGTAGGTAACCTGATCCGTGATAGTACCGGCATCACAGTTATAATCTTCCCCAACTTCCTCACCATACGCGGTTACTGATACAGTGCCAGCCTCGCCGATGGTAACCTCATCTTCAGTGGCGTAGTTGCGATCCTGGTTGTTGCTGAATAGTGTCTCAGCTTCAATCACATATCCTGGTGTACCGGTAATCGTGAGTGAGGTCCGCGCATAGGCCGCGGTATTCCGGGAAATGCCGAAATTATTTCCCAAGCGGCCCAACGCCACACCCTCAGCTAGAAGGATTGAAAAACAATCATGTAGATCTTGTTTGGTAAGGTCAGACTCTTCAAGCTGCCGAGCTAACGACTCCGCAAACGTTTCTACGTAGGACCCTGTCGATAAATCAACATCCGGGCCAAGATTCTCATTTTTCTTCAATTCATTTTGAATAGCTAGTAGCCATTCTTCATAGGATTTTGGAACAAATCCCGTTAAGGTCATCGGCATTGCATCACCTCCTTAGATGCCGATACTGGAGCTGAAGTCCAAATTGGGATTACCACCGTTATCAGTTATTAGATTGTCGTCAGCAAGCTTGCAGACAGTTTGAATAGTGGCCCTACGTGCGTTGTAGTCAGGAGTGACAGTAACACTCATCACAGACGAGATTCGGTCATCCTGTTCTAGTGATTCAGCGATTTTACTAGCTGCAATATCCGAATTATCGTTATCGCCAAAAAATCCCAACCACTCAACACCAAACTCTACATCGTTAACTGCCCACCCAACTTGTGATAGCAAGCGCATCTCAAGTGATTGTTTTAGCTCATCAACACCATTCACGATATCTTTGCCATTGGTAATATCAGGATCACCATTCTCATCCAGACGAACATCAAAGCTCATTTGACCACCCCCAATACGACACTGGAATCAATACTGTACTGGCGATTCTCATCTGAAATGTGGGCTTTGCCATCCTTGCTACTGTAATCATTAGCAGTCACTATGACGAGAACGGTATCACCCACTTTCAAGCCGCGAGAACCACCCATATCCAATTGACCAACACCACGGATAGGAACTTTCTTCTTCCCATCGATGGTCATGTCCAACGGTTGAATAGTAAGCGGCGCAGTATCTAAGACGGTTGCCTTGTACGGGCCATTCTGGTCTTCAGAATTCTGCTGAATCATTAAACTAATCAGCTCACGTAATTTATTTTCACCGGATTTCACCTAGTAACACCTCATTTTTTGGCTCTAGCAGCCCGTCTCTTACGCACTTTAGACTTGCCTTTGCCATCCTTGGCCCGTTTGTTCTTGGCCTTAAGCTTGGCCTTAGCACTGTCCTTAGCCGCAGCGGACTTGGCCTTCTTAAGCTTGGACGCATTGGCTTTCTTGTACGCGTCATAGGGCACGAATTGGAAAGTGATGGTACTCGAAGAAGCGGTAAACTCGCGCTGACCACTGAGGACAACGCACTTACCGTAGTTTTTTAATCCCGTATCATCGACGTTTACTAACGCGCCAACATCAATTTCTTTGTACATGAGGCACTGAACCTCAAATTTTTGTCCATTATAAGTATCGTCATCAGTTGGCGTTGGATGTGATAAAAGTCCTGACTTAGGATTAAGCGTCACAGTATCTTTTTGACCAGTCGTTATTTCACGGATGTACAACTTGCCGTTTTTAATTACGACTGTCGTTGAGGCTCCATCAGCTAGCTTCTTAATTGCGTTGATGGGCTTGCCACTAACCGTGTACCCATTTGGATACTTGCGGTCGTAAATGAGTTTGACGGCTCCCAGTGGGATTTTAGCCTTCTTAGCAACCGATTTAATCATCGTTGAAGTCTTAGTGTGCGCCTTGAATGACAGATTTTCGTACTTAACTTGCTTGGCATATTTGGCCTTCGACTTCTTACGTTTGGCAGTCTGTGCGTATTTCTTGCGAGTCTTAGCAGAGTATTTCTTTCGCTGCGCAGCAATTCCTTTACGCTTAAGGGCCTTCTCATGCACCGTGGCATTAGGGTTATTCTTCAGCCAGCTATTAAGTTCCTTCGTCTTCTTGGCATTATACGTACGAATTAATTCAGTAGCACTCTTACCACTGGCCTTCTTACGCGTATTTTTGACGCGAACCTTGACGGTCTTCTTTACTTTGATTGTATCGGCGCTAATATCCGGAAAGTGATTGAAATTAACCTGAACCGTTTTATCAACACCATCTTGTGCCATAGGTGTTGATGACTTGATTGTGCCCTTGGTGATTAGGCCACCGTTCTTATACGTGTAATCTGAATTATAGAACCCGGACGTGGCCTCAATAGTACGACCTTGCAGGAAGTCGCCAAACTCATCTTTTGTCAGGTTGTACAAAGTTAACTGGTTCATATCAGGGTTAACACCCGAAGTAAATGGTGAGGTTAACTCCATCGTGCCATTATGTGGAGGTTTATCCCAAGATAGATATATCTTCTGATTTCCTTTCCACTTCACATAAATTCTCATGTATGGGTGAACTAAATACATCGTTATTCGCCTCCGAATTCATCAACATCGTCACTATCATCGAAGTCGTCATCGTCATCATCCGGGAGGTCCGACTCATCGACATCCATATCCATCTTTGAATCATCGCCATCGGGGTTGAAAATACCCTCATCAGTGTTACCAGGGTCAAGCTCACCCGGAAAAGTATCGTCAATCGTGATGAAAATGTCTTTGTTGACGTTGGCAAAGTTAACACATGTTGACTTACCAGTTTCATCAATTAAGACCAGGTCCTCGCTTGGTAGATTAGTGTCAGAAACACCAGCAAATAGGCGCTCACCAGCCACTAACTTCTCATTGGTGACTAGCGGCTCAAAATTTTCATCGGAAATACTCAGGTAAAGCCGGTCATTGACCTTGTTGTACATGATTTCGAAATTGTATTCGACCCCGCTTAGAACCTTCGAGAAGTTTTCTGGCAATTCGTATTTGTTAAATTGAATCGTATTGCGATACATCAGCTCACCTACTTCACACGGATTTTCTTGCCAATCGGAAGTTTCCTATCAGGGAAACCGTTCCAGCTTCTTAGCTTTTTGATAGATGTTCCAAACTTCATGTGATACCCCCAGTAGGTGTCACCTTTTTTGATAGTCAAGTACTTTCGGCCTTGGGTTTAGTCGCCTTTTTGGTCCCCTTCTTAGACGACTTTGGCCCAGTATTTTTCTTCTTCGGTCCGGTCTTCTTAACCATGGTTTCGGCCCACTTCACGTCTTCGGCCGAAACTGATACCGGCAGAGCGTTATCTCGAGGTGCATCAAAGTTCGCCGCTACGGAAGTCAGAACCGCACTATTAGTCGGCCGCTGCCCGTGATGTATTTCAACTTCTGTTCCTCGTTGTGACCAGTGCTCCAAATTATCGAATTGCTTATTTAGACCGCCTAATCCGCCATCACCGGAGCTCAGCGCACCACCGAGCTTCCCATCAATTTGATGTTGAACTGGTGAAACCTGAGTGTAGTGATTCACGTACTGACCGGGCGAAATTGCGTTTGTGGTGATATCAGTCGTGGAGGTTTCACTTTCGCTAGTATTATCGATAAAGACCCAGCTATTAATCGTCCCTGGATATTTGGGAATGATCAACGGTCTCCCCGCCTTCCAGTAACCTGGCTTGTCCTTTTGCACTTTGGCCAAAATATCTTTTTTAAGTTGGAGGGTAGCCTTACGCTTCTCAGCCGCCTGTGACTTCTTAAAGCTCGATAAATCACTCTTTGCCTGCGTGTACTTGGTAGAAGCTTTATTCTTGGCGGTTTTAGCTTTATTAGCTGTTCTCTGTGCCTTCTTCAATTTACCCTTGAGCTTGTTTTTGGCAGCGGTGGTTTTGGCACTTTTAATCTTCTTGTTGAGCGTGGCAACTGCCTTATTATCCTTGGTATATGTGGATTTCGCCTTGTTGTACTTGGTTTTGGCCTTGGATACAGCACTATTATATGTGGCTAGTGTTTTCTTGCTTGCCATGAAGGTCCCTCCAATCGATTAAATTTATATATGTAAAAAGGCCCCCGATTGGGAGCCTTCCTTCTATTCTGCTGCCATGATTCGAGCACAGAAATCATTCATCATCGACTCAAAATTACGCTGATCTTTGGTCGACTGCTTTGCGAAAATCTTGGCGGTTTCCTTAGGGTCACCTGAACCAGTAATCGTAATTTTGGGGCTGTAAATGATTTGTGGACGAAGTGACATTTCACTCTTCTTTGGCGCAGAGCTATCGCTAGTTTTTGCCGTGAAGGTTGTCTGTGATTCCTTCATCTTGGCAAATTCATGCTGCATTTTGGTAAATGCCTTGAGCTGGCCAAAGACGCTGTTAGGCGCCTTGTTAGCTCGGTCACTCATAGCCTCCAACAGCAATGGGTCAGCACTCGGTCGCTGAGTATTTACGGCGACTTCGTTCTCACCCTTAGCTTCACCAAACACATTGACAGCACCATTCTTGGCCCAGCCACCATTAGCATGAAGAGCAGCTTGAATCTTGCGGGCACCTTCAACATGCTTTCCAGTATATCCACCACGTTCCCACTGATTAGAGAACTTAGCAGCTAGAGAAGCAACTGAACCTTTTCCACGCAGCACACTCTTTAAGAGCGCGCTGTCGCTACCTTCACCGTGTAAAGCATACTCAAGCTGAGCTCCAGCAGACTTCCAGTTTTTGTGATGACGTCGGGCATAGTTAATCAGCGCTGTCTTCCGACCGCCTAACCATTGACCAAGCCCTGAAGCACCACCGCCGGGATTAATTGCACCTGGATTCAGTCCACCAGATTCGAATTCCCAGTTACCAAGAACGGCAGCAATACCTGCATTTGTAGCAGCAGGATATAGCTTCTTCAAAGCTGCGGCTAAGGTGCGTGCACGTGAACCAAGTCCACCACTTAGGCTCAGGCTACCGATACTCCCGATAGCATCCTCACCCAACTTGTCAGAAACCCACTTCAAGCGGCTACCAAGTTCAGACTTAACAAGCTTGGTAAGCGCCGGATTCTTAGACTTCTTCTTATCAGTAGGGTTTCCAAAGCTACCATGAAGTTTAGTCACATCAAGCCAGCCTTTTGTTGATGAACCGCCATGATCCCAAAGACCTTGGGTCGTTGCGCCAATGTGGACGTGAGTACCACTTGGCCCAAGCTTGGCAATAGCTTGTCCCTGCTTAACATGGTCTCCCGCATGAACAAGCAAGGTGGCTCCGTGTCCACTCTTACCGTTAAGCTCTTGATAAATCAACCGTAAGCGACCGCCCTTAGTACCAATGACTTCACCAACACCATCGCCTCCAAGCCAGCGACCAGCACCAGCCTCTGTGACAATAGAGTCCTGAAGCGCGTGTACTGTCTTAGCGCCAGAAAAATCATTTCCGTCGTGGCTAGAAAAACCACCACTGACACCAGTACGATGGCCAAAACCAGACGTCTTAGACCATCCAGCACCAGGCGAATGAAGCACAGGACCGCCACCACTGCCAGACATAGCATCCTTAAACTGTGACCAGACTTCGCCATTCCACGGAAGACCAACGTGGCTAGAAGCACCCTTACTGGTCCTTAACAAACCATTCCCGAGTGCTGTGCCTAATCCAGCGTTGACATTAGATGTGAAATCACGATTCCAAGCTGACTTGGGGTCCTTGTTACTGCTAGTAATGAGTCGCTTAAGGCCGCCAGTACCCTTTGCAAAGTGTGGTAATGCGCCAACATCTTGCAGCTGAGCGGTTTCAGTCCCGTTTAAGACTTCGTCACCAGGAGCAAGTGGAACAGTGACGTCATTACCTTTCGGCAGTAACGCCCGACCGTTAGCCTTCACAATGGCTTCTTGACGTGGTCCGACCTTGGCGTCGTTGACCACTGCCATTGTGTGTTTACTGATGGGGCCCTTACTACCTTGAGCATAGTGAATCATAGGCAGAACACTACCACCGCCACCAAACTTGTTGAGAACCGTGTTAATACCACGAATCCCACCATTTAGTTGCTTGATAGCCGAGGCCATTGCCTTGTGAGCATAATTATCGAGCTTTCCAAAAATCTTGTAGAAGTCCTCAACCATGTCTTTTGCAACGGCGTTCATACCCTTGTGCATTTGTTTCATTTGCACGAGAGTACCCTTTTGCATGGAATCGAAGTCGTGAACGGTGTTCTTACGCAGCTGGTCCGTGCTCTTGCCGGTAGCTTTGTTAATCTTCTTGGTGGTCTTGTTAGTGTCCCGCTGAATAGTCTGCCACGTCTTCTTGTTGCCCTTTGAGAGCTTTCCAAGTGACTTGGTAGACTTCTTAGTAGACCCGCCGAAAGCGTCAAAATTGATGCTCTCTGTCCCCTTTTTCTTACTCTTGACGAGCTTAGCGGTACCTTTAGCATAGCCAGGAAGTGTTGTACCACGTCCAGCACCACCATTAGCAACACCAGCCGAGTCTTTGGCATTGAGGATACGTTCACCGGGGTTAACTCGGGCCAACGTGGGCCCGTTCTTCCCCAGCCAGCGCATATATCCTTTACCAGGATGGTAGGCCATTTCTGGACCTTGTTCCCCGACCAGTGCGACATGTTGCGAAGACATGAGGCCGCCTTTGGCATGGCCTTTGCCCTTAGGCGTGTCACCCCCGCCAAACCAGCTTGAAACTGTTTTGACTGGGTGCTTAACCAAGGTTGCAATTTTGCTACCCAGGTCAGCGATGCCATCCCAAACCGTTTTAAGAATATCTTTCAGCACATTCCCAAGCGTTCCAAAAATTCCGGAAAAAATTTGGACCGCGTCTTTCCAGATGTTCTTCCAGCGTCCGTGAATGATGTCACTAATCAGTGAAAAAACACCAGTGATTGTTTTAATCAAGCCTTCGACCACATGCGCAACAATCTTGATAGCGGTCTTCACAACCGCACCAAATACCTTGAATGCTGCCCCCGCAATCTTCATGGTTGGCACTAGAACCGCCTTGAAGACCTTCATTGTGTCTTTGATAGCCCCGCGGCTATTCTTACCAGACAGCGGTTTGATCACATACTTACTCCATGACTTCGAGATACCTTTAGTCGCTGAGCTCCAAACTTTGGAAATGGACTTCACAGTCGCTTTGAAAGGCTTGAGCAAGTTCTTAAACGTCTTGCCAATATTTTTAGATATTTTTCCTAACGACTTCTTGATACTCTTAGGCATGGATTTCTGAATTATCGATCCAAACTTGGTTCCAAGTGATTGGCCTATTACTGCCCCAGCCATGCCACCGATAGGACCAAACATAGAACCAATCGCGCCACCAGCTAACATCCCACCAGCAGAACCCACCTTTTTCCCGGCATTCTTTTTGTTCATTCCGATAAGGTTAGTTCCTGCCATCGCAACATCTAAAACTGGTACCTTGGACAGCACATTTCCACCAAGCTTCAAACCGCCTTTAGCTAAGCTGCCAGCTTTACCAAGCCCCGGAATCTTTGACAAAAGCCCTGCGGCTTTGGATCCGCCGGCCTTCAACCCAAGCTTAGCAAAATCAATACCTTTACCAGCTGTAGACATGGCCTTGGCGATTACCGACTTGACTGAAGCCTTGCCAAGGTCAATCGCAGGCGACACAAAACGACCAAGCCGCGTTGACTTGGCACTTTCTTTTACTGTTGATGCATCAGACTTGATGCCCTTCCAATTCCAACCATTCAAGATACTACTACCAGGAACTCTGGACTTCGTGCTGAAATGTGTTGAGCCGGAGCGTGTGAGTGCACCTTTTGGATTATTCTTTCCTTGACCAAGTCCTAGAAAACCACTGACTTGATCCAAGATACCTAATCCGCCTTCGGAACCTTCACCGCCTAATTTACTCATCGCTTCCATAGCAACACGCATTTTAATTAATGAACCAGCTGCCAACGCTAAAGGTCCGACAATTGCGGCTAAACCAACTGTAACGCTAATAAATTTCTTAGCCGGTTCAGGTAACTTTTGAAACTTTTGCAATAGGTCTGCAGCAGCTTTGGTTACTTTCGTTAAAGATGGCATCCACGTATTTGCGAGGTCCACACCGGTATTTCCAAGTATCGTTTTAAGCCGTTTCCACTGTGCTTCCAAGGTATCAAGGTTTTTCTGAGATAATTGGCTTACGTAACCTTTACCACCGTTCATCTTAGATGAGTCCTTGACCTTTTTATCCAGCTTATCGACTTGCTTATAGCTAGCACCTAAGGCTTGAGCGGCACTCGAAGCATTAGTACCAAACAAAGCAGCATAAACCGCACCTTTGTCGGTTTGGCTCATGCCCTTCATTTTGTTAGCAATCTTGCCAAAAATGTCTTGAATTGGTAGTAACTCGTTTTTTGAATCACGAAAATCACTGTAATTCAGTCCAATTTGTTTCATTGCATTAGGTGCCTTGCCTTTAGCGGGAGGGTTTATCAATCTTTGATAAATTTGCCGCATTGAGGTACCGGCTTGGCTACCATCAATTCCGTAATTACTAAGATCGCCTAGTGCAGCGGCCGTATTGTGCAGAGACTGATGTGCAGCGTGCGCATCGGGACCGGCAAACTTCATCGCCTCACCTAAGTCAGCAAAGCTTGTGGCGGTCAGGTCAGCACTATAAGCCATTTCATTAATGGCCGTCTTACTTGCCAATGCCATGCCTTTAACCGTATTGGTCTTCATGCCAAACTGTTCAATCGCAGATGCGGCGTTGTTAACGACATCGGTGTAAGAGTCACCCGAGGCAATAGCACCTTGCAAATAAGCTTTTTGTGAGCCTAACGCCTGATTAGAAGTGTAACCACGTCGGATGAGTGTTTCATACCCAGACGCAATCTTCTTTTGTGATATGCCATAAGTGTCAGAATACTTAGTACCATCTTTCTGCATTTGGTTCACATTGCGTTGAACCTCAGCCGACCTCTCACCGCCAGTGACGGCCAAATTGTTAATGACCTTATACCGGTTCTGCAAATTTGTTGCTGTTTTCAATGCGAGACCAGCACCAGCTGCAATCCCAGCTGATATAGCAGTCGCTTTAGCACCGAATGACTGCATCTGTCCACCAAGCTTGTTTAAATCACGTGTTTGTGATTTAAAATACGGTTTACCTGTTGAACGGCGCATCGTTTCGCCAAGTTTAGAGGTCTTAATTCGGGTTCGTTCAACTTCTTGCCCAGTTCGCTTTGCACTGACAGTAACATCATCAAAACCACGCTTTTGCTTATTTAGGCTAGTGTCAGCTCTACTACTTGAAGTAGCATCATTCATCCGTTTAATCGACTGTTGTGCACTCTGAACAGATTTGTTCAATCGTGGCATCAGTCTTTCAATCTGCGCTATGGTGCCCTTCATACCGTCAAGTTGTGATAGACCATCTACATCAATCCGGTAGTTAATGCGATCACCGGCAATATCTGCCATTAGGCTCCCTCCTTTCCTCCGAATGCAAGGGCGATGGAAGCCGCCTGGTTGTACCGACTCATCTTAGAGCGCTTCTCGATCGAGTACTGCAGAATGCTAAGCTCATTACCCGACATATGACTGATTTCATCACGCGTCACATTCACCGAACCATGAATGAAAGCCGACCACTCCATGGCCAGTTCTGGGTATTTCTCGAAAAGTTTCTCGATCTGGCGTTTGTCGAAGAAGGTATTACTCCTCGAGGTAAAACGTCTCGATGATACTCATCAGGTCATCCAATTCACTCTTGGTTACGCCAATCTTGGAAAGGCTGTCGAATGAGATTGAATGAAGTGGAGCACCATCAACTAAGATTATCCGGATAATGTCGGTCATGACCATTTCATAAACTGCCATGTTATTGACCATCATGTAACGTTCGCCTGAATCAGTTTCGTTGAACCGAATTTGTGCATCAGATAGCCGAGTGCTGACCCCTAAGTCCGGCTTGACAACTGAAATCTTTAATTCCTTACCATTCTTGAGCACGTATTTAAGATTGAATTTTTCATCAACCCCCACATTTTCAGTTTTCTTACGCATGATAGTTGGCGCGGCGTTCAAAATATCAGGATGCTTGTCTTCCTTTTTTGCAACCTCAGTAGTGGATTGTGCTTCGACACTAGTTTCTGGTTCTGGATTTGATGGTGCCACCGGTGCAGTGGTTGGTACCCCTGCTGCCCCATCGTTACCTTGAGCTAATACATCGTTAATATCTTCGGTCATGTGTTTCTCCTTTCAGCTAAGCGGCCTTATTTCCTTCGAGTGAAATCTTGACACATGAGAATGCGGCATCGACCGTTTGAGCGGCGCCACCAACATTGATGTCAGGGTTCTTCGTAAGCAGTGATTGACCTGAGTAAATGTGTTCATATGGAGTGGCAATATCGATCTTGTGGTAACCGGTCGATACACCTTGATTCATGATGTCTTGCCAAGTGTCCGATGCTCGGTTCAAGTGAAGCGTAATCGTCCCACGACCGTCATGGTTCTTGACAGCTGTCCCAGCACCTTGAGCGTCAATTTCAAGCGTGACGTTATCGGTTGTCCATGAAACAGACGCCATGTCGTTACCGTTGAAGTACTTAACCAACTTGTCATCTAAATAAATGGCAACGTCAGCCGCATCAAACAAAGGTTCATCGCTTTCAAGATTCGTATTTGCTAAATTTTGGGCCATTGTTTTCCCTCCTTTACATCACAATTGTGTTTTCGATATAGACATCTTCGATCATTCCCATTGGGTGGTACTTGGTCTTCACACCACGCATTTCGCGAGCCGTTTCGTAGCTCTTTGGCAATTCACCCGGCGTTACATAATCAACCGAGTAGTCTGGCTTGCCCGTTTCGGCACCGTTCACATCCAACAACGGTGCGATAATGTCCATATCCCCGGCATCAATAAAGGCACCACGAATGACGTTGACGATCGATTGAAAACCGATGTCACTGTACGGAATGCCTTGCTTGGCGTTTTGAACAAACAGATTGGTTGTCCGGGTATTGATGGTGTTTTGAATCCAATCCCAGCCAAGAATGGTATCAATGTGAACTCCATCCGCCGACATGCGGGAGCTAGTAATTCGAGGTGAATCTAGAACGTACGCATACGTGACGATGTTGGCCTTATCCAGGTCAGCTAAATCATCAGGAGTGAAATCAAATCGGTCTTGTGGCTTGGTATAAGGCAAGTCACCCAGTGAGTACTTCACTGCTGAGTGAGGGTTACGCCCGTATTCAGCACCAATGAAGGCAGCGTCCAGAACATTGTTGTAAGTGTCCTGAACATCTGCAGACGAGTCATCTACAGCAGGAAGCGTGAACTTCATCGTCTTTTTGTTGTCTGTGTAGCCTTGCAGCTTCGTGGCATCGTTGGCATAGAGCACGAAGATACCGGTGTTTTGCAGTTCGACAAAGTTGGATACTGCTTCGGCAACACCTTCATCGAAGTCTGTCAGGAACCAGAATTGTGGTCCGGCAAAGTAGTATTTCTTAAGCGCAGTCACTGCCCCCATAGCATCCGCTGATAATTCAGCGGTCGTTGGTGTTGCAGCCGTCTTCGGCGTCCCTCCGTCTTCCGTTGGGGTCGTTGGTGAGCTGGTTGGGTCACCAGCAGACGTATCCCCGGGAGCGTAGGTCAGGGCCAACAGGCTGGCCGCTTCATTGTTGGCTGAGAAGTAGGCCCGCGCCTTCTTCCAGAATGGAGAGTAAGCTGCGAAATCATCTTCTACAGCGTCAAGGTTTTCGTAGACTTTGATACCTTGCTTGTCGCCCTTGACTAATCCGCCAGCGAAGACGGTTTTAGCAGCGGTAATATATTGATTTGAGATATGAGCCGGAGAAATCCGGTTCAGCGTACTAAATAATGTAGTCGCCATTATTCATCCTCCTTTGTGGTATAAGAAAAGCCCCCGACACTAGTAATCGTGTCGATGGGGCTTTGATACTTTCTGAAATATTGAATTGTTAAATCAAATCCGTGGTGATGAACGGTGGAAAATGGCAGGTCAGTAATTGACCTAGTCTGCGGTACGCTAGCTGAACGAATGGCAATGTGTCCATCTCGTTTGAGTAGCTGCCGTGTGTATCGATCTAGCAAGTATGACCGCAAGTCCCCGCATTTCTGCATGCCTACAGACAGCGTATCAGCGAACACGTCCAACGAAATGACAGCTTCAAACTGTCCATCATTGGCCGTAGCATCTCCAAACACCGGATCATCAAAGGTCAGCGGGTAATACGTCACGAAGGGAGGCTTGGTAGCCTTTTTAATCTGCTCGTTTGGAACCACTTTGATATCGGTAATCTGACCAATCATCTTGATTAGCGGAGTCAACGTCTGCTCAAAATCCACCGTCTTATGATCGAACGGGCTCAAGCGCGTCATCTCCCTTCAAGTAATAGACGAAGATACCGGCAACGTGGTCATAGTCAGCAATCTGGTCAATCTGGAAAACGTGACCTAAACATTCAACGAGAGTGCCAGCTTTATAGGTGTGCTCTGAATACCAAGCGTATTGACGTGGGACAGTGTTACCACCACCAGATAACGACTGTGACAAGCTAGCTGTAATGTTTGACGACCGCGGTACTACTGGGTCACTTAGCTTTTCAGTACTTTCATCGGCTGCCAGGTCATCTCCAACAATGGGAACAGTCTCATTAAGCCCGTTCAGCTTGCCGCCTTCCAACACGTTCAAACTTGGATGAACGACAATTGGAACGCTGAAAACGCTGAGTGCTTCATATAAGTCTTGAATCACACTCATCGCCTCAACACCTCCCCATCGATTGACCGATACAGCCCACCAGTATCAACCAGCGGTTGGTTACGTCCCTTCCGTTTGATAGTTGATGCCGCATTTTGAGGGCCAATCGTATCAATTTGCTGATGAACATCGTCCACCATTTGTTGACCCATAATCTTGTAGGCCTTGTTGCCGGTAATTTGACCAGCAACTACTCGCTTAACCACTTCATGACTTGCAAACCGCCAGCTATGCTTACGATTTTTGTACACCGTGGCACGCAAAAAAGAACGCGCTGGGATTTTACTGGTCCCGAACTCGTTGTATCGAACAATTTTTTGCAACTCCTCAGGCGTGTGTTCTGGGACGCTCTTGATAGCTCCGACACTTGCCTGATAGGCATTAAGCTGGTTTAATCGGTTTCTTTGAAGTCTGAGCTTCTTAATTACCGCATCGGCTCCCGACTCCATTAGAGCACCAACGGAATCTTAATGGACTTACCAGATTTGACAACATTGGTAGTCAACTTGTTGGCCGTCTTAATAGCGCCAACAGTAGTGCGACTGCGGTGTCGTTGCCAAATACTATAGATGGTGTCACCATCCTTAGCTTTATATTGAGCGTATGGAACCTCTCGCTGGTTTAGGAGCACAGTACCCTTAGACACCAGCCCTGTTACATTCTTCTTAGTTACAGACATAGAAACCTCCAATCTAGTAAAAATGGATGACATTGCGGCCATAGCCTTGCTCTTTCAGTAATCGCTTGAACTCATCCCAAGCGTCATCTGAATTAGCACCGTCAAATTTCGTATACTCGCCGTTTTCTGCCTTAACTGACTTGAACCGTCCCTTACGCTTGAGAACTCGCATAAAGAGCAAGTGGCTAGCGTAAAGGTAAGTAGCATAGCCAATAATCTCATCCTTTAGCGGATAAGCTTTGACCAGTTCAGTTGCATCAGAAACAGCATTATCAATTTCGCTGACATCAATGGACTTGTAGTCCGGAGCCAGCTTGATGCGCGTAGTGATTTCATCATTAGTCAATCAGCTCACCCCTATTCTGCTGTTAGATATGCTAAAAGCTGGGCCTTAGTATCAGACGCCTTGTAAGCAATCCCTTTAGTGTCTAGGTATGCTTTGATCTGATCGTTGGTCCAGCTCTCGTCTGGGTCGCCGCCATTTTCAGACGGCGTACTTAGTTTTTTGCTGGGGTGTCAGTAGTCGTTGTCGTACCAGAATCACCGGCTGGTGTTTCAGCTCCCGCAACGTTCATGACCACAATGTTACGCGCCTTATCCAAGGTAGGCAGTACCTTTTGTGAGACGTAAGTCATGGTGGCGACTGGATTGTCTGTTCGCTTGGTATACATCGTGATACCGTCGGAAGTCCGGGATAACTGATATTGACTACCGCTTAATCCCAAATCTTCATTGGTGTCTGTCCATGACATCCGACCAACACCACCATCTGGAATCAGAACAACCACATCATCAGGAATAAAACGGTCCTTGCCCACTCCCTTGTTATAAATTAAGGGTTGTACACCGCCCAAAGTATCAGTAAACAGCGCTTTTACCGACGATTGTGAAATAGCGATGTTGTTATTAGTCTTGGCGATTGCCAAACTATTAATGACTTCACCAGACTTGCCAATCTTCCGGAAAGTGCGCCCGTTCATGATGGCATACGCAATGACTGTTCCGTTATCATCATTAATTTGGTCAATTTGGTCTTGAAGGTCAGCCAATGGCGTTGAATCCATAGTTCCCCAAGGAGTCTTAACTGTTACTTTGTGCTCTTCAGGTAACTTGAAGTCTCGCTTATAAAGAATACCGTTGCTATTTACCGTGATACGACCCGTTGTTAAGGCCTGCATTGCTAAAATTTCACGGGTATACAATGCGTCACTAAGCAATGAAGCTGGGTCTTTGTATTGTGTATTGGTAATAGCTTCGACTTGTGCAGCATTAGCATTATTCGCTAAGGCACGAACCAAGTCATTACGGCGCTTTTCGTTCATCGCCTTATAGTTCTTGAAAGGAATGGCCTGCAGCGTTTCACTTTCAAATCCGATGTTATCGCGCTTGATTGAAGCCACATCATCAGTCGTAGCTGACATCATTTCAACCGGGTGTTCTTGTCCATAAAGCATTTCAATTTGATCCGTAGCGCTATATGACACATCAAAAACGCTTTGATATAGATATGGCCCACGCTCGTTTACCCGCGTATTCCACCATGCAATAATGGCGGTTGGATTTTCAATATCTGAAATTGTTCGCATTAATGTTCCCTCCTAATTCCGGTCGATTACTGACAATTTAGGCAGAACTGCCTTTAAAGAATTTTTAAATTCTTCAGTGTATGTCTTTTGAGTATCTGAATTCATTCGATGCCGGTTAATTGTCCCAGAAGTGATAATTGACGCCGGAATCGCACCTTCCAAAATGTTATAATCTTGGCGCAAAATGCCTTGAACAGCCGTTGCATCAGTTGTTGGTACTAAAACTACCGAACCATCGTCACTCAATTCGAAGTCTTTGCTTGCAGTCAAAGGTGTACCGGCCAACAAATACTTATTACCATCTGTATCTACGACAGCGGTGGGATCATCAACCATACCAGCAATCATCGTGGCATTTTCGTCGTCAATTAAAATATCTGGACTAGTTCCATATTTCTTAGTCACTGTAAATTCCTCCTATTCGTATCTCTACTTAAAACTATCCAAAGAAGCACGTGACTGATTTGATTTAGCAATCGATTCGCCAAGATCCGTAAGTGATTCCGTCTTATGCTTGGTATCACCAGGAATTTTGCCAGCCTGATACTCTTTACGGACACTAGTTTCAGTATCCTTCTGGATAAAAGTGACGAATTTCAACAACTTACTGGCATTGTCGATAGTTTGGTCATGATCGTCAGTAACAAGAACCTCAACAATGTCTTTGGGAACGCTGACACCACTTTCGTTAAATACATTCAGCGTTTCATCAACAGTGTCGCGGCGAGCTAGCTTAGCTTCAAGCTCAGCAACCTTCTGTTGCTCAGGAGTTTGTTCGATAGGTTTCTTGTCAGGCTTACCCTTGCGGAGCTTCTCCAATTCAGACTGAGCCTTGTCCAGTTGTTCTTGCAATGCGTTCTTCTTCCCTTGTTCCTGTCCGATACGGCCTTTTAGCTTTTCAATAATGGCTTCATTTTTGTCATCATCGTCTGGCTGTTCAGAGCCAGCCCTTCCATCAGGTTCAACATCATCATGGCCGGGTTGTTCTTCCGCGCTTTCGCGCTCTGTTGCGGTAGAATTATCATCTGGATCAGGGTTAGGGTCAGCAAAGTATTGCAAGTTCATTGGCAAAGTCGTTGTTTTAAGTCGTTTCATGTCATTTACTCCTTTCGCGCATTTAAGGCCGTGGGAGGCCATACTCGGTTGTTTTTTAGGCCGCAAACAGGAAAAAGGCCATGAAAAAAGAGCCATAATTGTAGGTTCACAAATCGGCTCCAAAATATTATTTCTTATTCTTTTTCTGTCCTTCAATGAACTTATCAATCAATGCTTGATACTCACTGTCGGGCATACGTCGTTCACCAGAATAAGAGGTGTTAGATTCAGGAAACATTGGCGGAAGACCACCATATTCCGTAATGCCATCATGAGTGTACGGCTCACCAGCTAGCATCTTCTTGATATTTTCTTTCTCATCATCAGTTTTACTCATGCCCATCATCTCCTAGTTCAATTATGAACTTATTATCCTTGTCAACAAAAGTGTCAAGTACCCTAAACTCTGCTCCACGCTCATATAATACTTCACCTTCAGCTTCGTTAAAAGCACCGAGATTATGTCCACCTTTTGATTCTTTAATAAACAGTTGAACAGCGGCTGTACCATTATATTTATCCGCATTTTTGGTAAAAGAAAGGTACTGCTTTGAACTATACGAAGAACTGTTGAACTTCCAAAGAAAGTCATTCAGCTGTTGACCACTTAGATCGACTGAACGTTGAATGTATCCGTTATACCTTGGTAGCTTTGCCAACGCTGAATCTAATTCATCCATAGTTGTCTTCAGTAATCCAGTTGGTTCATTACCTTCACGAAGTACTGAATTGAGCTTATATGAATCTCCACTAACCCAACGTAATACTCCCGCTTGCTCATCTTGAGTCAAACCGTACTGCTTAACAGTCTTTTGCTGATTATCCATCGACTTCACATAAGGAACAATGCTACACCGACAATTAGGATGGCTATCACCTGGAATTTCTGGAACGTCATCAATAGCGTAAGGACCACCAGCGGCAATCCCTTGGCACTTGCTGCAAGCCCCGGGCTCCGTGAGCCACTTAACCCACTTAACACCTTTCATACGATAGGTCGCCAGGTCAGTCTCATACTTCAGTCTTGCCGACTCTGTCCGAACCAATCGCTTAGTCTCATAGCTCATTTGCTCAACTCTGTCAGCAATAGATTGGCCTGGTTTAAACTGGTTGGGATTAACATGCTTCTCCAACAAGCGAGGGAGATTATCAAGTGAAAGCCCATGTTTCAAGTTTTGATTAACCAGATACTGCACATCCCCAGCCAGCTTATCGCTATCGACCCACAGGTTGGCGCTCCACTGCTTTCGACTACTTACTTGTGTAATTACACTGGTTGTCTTTTTTACCTGCTTAGGCGCTAATTTTAGGGCCTTTTTAAGATGACTTACCTCGTCGACTCCGTCAGATTCAACACGCTTTTCAATGGTTCGCTGATTCTTGACCGTCAAGCCGATAATTCCCAAGGCTAGGACGGAACCAATCAACTGCTGCCGATTAATACTGGCTACATAGGTTTGAATTTTGAGCCTGTTTTGAGCTTCCTCAGGCCAATCGCTGGTATCCCCCAACGAATCCAGTGCCTGTTTCCACTGCTCAAGGTCCCACTTAGAAACGCGAGTCATCGTCTGAGCCAGCGTCAATCCATTATCATCAGCATAATGTTGATAAAATGCCGTTAAGTGGTCACGAATATAGCTAAGAAACTCATCGTAGTACTGTTCGCTCTGCTTATCGGACTGACTGTCCATTTTTATCAGTTGCGCCATTCTTTGACGCTCCTGCTGAACCGTTATCATCGACGGATTCGCCATCAGCTACACCGCCCTTCTGTTGGTCATTAAGGTATTTTTGCATTTGTGATTGAGCTTGTTTGGTCTCCTCATCTTGCTGGTCCTTCAAACGTTCTACAGCCTTCTGTGGATTATCGATACCAGAGAAGAAACTCAGCTTGGTAGCATCGTCGACTTGACCATTTAACTTGGTTACAATATCAGCTTCTTCGCTAAGGTTGTGCGGAATACTCTGCTTGTGGTCAAAAGTTAAATCGCTAACATGAAGTTTAGGATTTCCCCAGAAGTCAAACAAGATGGTGAATAGTAATCGGAGCGCTTTATCCATCTTGAGAGCCTTAGTACGTGCCTTCGCCTGCATAGGCTGATAGCGCTGCAACAATGCAACACCACTAATTGACTGAGCCGACATTCCCATGCTGGAATCGTTCAAATTAACAACCTGTGAAATCTGGTAAACCATGTCAATCGCACGATTGAGAAAGTTTTCTTGAGTGTCATCATTTGATGCAGGTGTTAGAAACGCTGCTGATTGCTCACCATACCCGGTATTATTCTCGAAACTATTACCTTGTTGCCACAGGTTAATCAACCGATTATCCTGAATGTCCTTAATCTGGTCCTCGGAAATTTTTTGCCCAGTGATAACTAAATAAGCATCAGCAAACGAGGTAATATCATTTCCCTTAGATGACTGCACACTATCAATGGCGTCAATTAAACTGATGACATCATCGAAGATGCCCGTACGCTCTTCATCCTCAGCGAGTTCAATCAGTGGAAGTTCTGGAAAACGGTGCATGTCATTCTTACTAACTGCAGTTGAATCTTCATCACTCGCATTAGTCAGAACGATTTTGCCATCTTTTTTCTTTAAGTCGAAATTGGCATCCCTTGTTATTAAAGTTGGAATTAGTCCGTCAGTTGTTGTAGAGTACCGAATACCAAATACAGGCCGATGCATGACACTATCATCATAGACAACAATCGTGTCACGCGGTGAGCAGACAGTGAATCTAAGCTCACCATCATCGAGATATGCATACAAATAGCCCCGGCCAAAAATGTCCGCCTGCTTGGACCATTCACTAAATGTGTCCGCCGCGTCATTGTCATTCAACCAATCCTGAATGCTTTCGTTAAGTGCCTCATCATCTGTACTATCTGACTGGTGCTTAATCGATACCGGGTCACCGCTAAAGTAACCATTGAAAGTATTAACAAGCTTCTTTGGCAGGTTAATGATTAGCCGATGGTCCGGCTTGTTGAGCGGCTTCTTATCCTTGTGGATGATGTCATAATGGCGGCCTTTGTAGTATTCACGCTTCATCTTGTACTTCGGGGCAATGAAACTATCATGATAGGCAACAATACTGAACACATCCTCGAGGTGTTCCTTGATGTCCAATCCTCGTGGATACAAAAAAACGTCATCATCATCGATAGTGACGTTCTCGCTTAATTTTGTTTCGCTGTCACCAGCTTGGTCGGACTTACGCAACGGCATACCACTCAAGAGAAAGTCCTGGTTATTGACAGCGAAATAATTTTGCATATTCAAATGAATTCCTCCTAGTAATAGGCCACGGCTTGGAGCCCACTTTCTTCAGTCGTTGGTGCTAACACCTTCATGCAGAAATACCTCATGGCATCACACGCATGGTCGTGTTCCTTAACAACTTTATCTTCGCCGTGCTCCGCAGCCTTATCATCCCAAACATAGCTAGCGAGCTCCTTGAATAAGTTCGTTAACCCTGGGACAAATTTAATCAATCCATTGCTCATAGCCGACTGAGTGATTCTGATTCCATCTAATACATCGTTATTAGCTGGAACTACCGTGAATCCACGCTGCTTGAGCTTGATGGCAAAGTGAACAGCCGATGGGTCAAGAATGACTGGTGCTCTAATTGGCCCAAGAAACCGCTCGAGGTCATCGGCATACTGGTCATCACTCTTCTGACGGCTATTCGAAGCCTCACGGGCGTTGTAGTAATACTCATTGAGGCAGTACCAAACGCCATTAGAAAAACCCCACAGCAGAAATACCGTAGGGTTCAACGCGCCGTAGTCTGACGACACCACATATTTAGTTATGGATTTAGGGTCAGGCGACTCGGTAACCATCCTTTGTTTATCGAAATTGTCATAAACAATCCCGTCGCTGAGTACCCATAGTCCTTGAATGAAGCGCTGATAGAAGACACCGGTGTACATACGCTCGTACCGGTCAATGGTGTCTTGCGACAATGACGGATTATCCTGCATCGTGAAGTGAATATGCACGGCTTTATGTTCCTTTAATTTATCTAGCCATTCCAGCTTGAACCAATGATAGGGACCGGCCGGGTTACAGTTGAACCAGAACTTGGCGCCGTCTACAGAAGCACGCGCTGTGGCCTGATTAACAAATGATTGTGGCATTAATGCCACTTCATCGAAAAAGAAGGCAGCGACCGTGATCCCTTGGACTAGGTCTTGGCTTCCTTCGTCCTTACCACCAAACAGGAAAAAGGTGTTAGTGGTCGCGCCATAAGTGATAGTCAGAATATTCTCTGACCGTGAGTCCTTTACCGTGTAATGCCGAGCCTCTAGCATGCGTTTAAGCGGCCGTATGACGTTCCGACGCAATGACCCGATAGTTTTACCGGCAATGCCAAATTGCTGGCTCTGGTAGTTTGTCATGGCCCACAGGACATACGACATTGACATAATCATCGTCTTACCAGCACGGACCGACCCATCACAAATAATTGCTTCCTTGTCACGCCGGTTTAACCACTCAGGGTGTTCCTTAATTGCGGCGTCAAAATCATCAGCCTCAAAAGCTTTCGGGTCAATCCACCAGCTCAGTACGTCAAGCTGTTTATCAGAGAATGGTGCGTAATCAAACTGTGCTTTCTTAATACGCTCACTCCCTTAATTCTCACCATCTCCGCCATCCTCATGTTTTTTGTGCTTGATAGCCTTACCAATAGCACCTAGGAAGCTATCATTCTCAATATCCGTGTCAATTGGTTCAGGCAGCCGGTCTAGCAGCTCACGCATAGCCTTTTGATTGTCATGAAGTTTAACTACTAGGCCATCTTTGCCAGTATGAATATCCTGAATCACGGACCAATCAATCTCATCACTCGGCTTCAAAAAGATATCCGTAACGTGACGGGTAATTGGATTGTCGTCCGTATCAAGCCGCGGCATCCCCTCACTGTCAGTCGCCATCTCTTCATGGACTCGATAATCCATAACATCCCCAAGTGAAGCAAATGCCTGTTTGGCGTACTCTTTTAGAATGTCATCGGCAGTTAAATAAATATCGGCTTGCTGCTGTCGTTTTAACTGCTCGATAAGTTCCTTCACGTTAGCATTAGTAAGCAGACGGCTCCCGTTGGTCTTAGCAACGTCATGCCTAGTCCCATACGCCTTCTGATAAGCCCAAGTTGCGTTGTAACGCTGTAGGTAGTAGGCACAGAAAAGTTTTTGCTTCTCAGTTAAGTTACTAATATCGATGACGTGCAATGCCGTTGCAACGTTGCGATGTGTTGCAACGTTTTTTTGTTTCGTTGCAACACCATTGCGTTTTCCATTCTTAGGTGGTGCGTCACCAGAACGATGCCAATGCTCTCGGCTCTTGCGGCTTCAGAGCGTAGCAACCTTCACGCCATACTTAGCAGCTAGTTCTTTTGGCGTGGAATCTGAGGCCTCATAATCCTTTCGTATTGTTGTCCAGTCCATTAATCATCACATCCAACTACTGGAGGGTACTATACGGTGGGTTCAGCTCAACTCCTGCAGTCTTGCAAGCGATAAAGAAGGCTTGGTCATCGCTAAGGCCAGCACTCAATCCTTGCGTATAGGTATTCGTCACAATTGCAATCGCGTTTGTAACCGTTTGATCCATCGTGCCATCCGAAATTTCACGCTTCAGCGTCTCGGCGCGTACCGCGTCCTCATTACTAATCTGACTAATCTTATCGTCAAGCTGAGCAATGAATTTATCCTTACTTGTCATATGAATCCTCCTTAATTATCAGCGACAACTTACCTAGATAACCGTGAACATCACGCTATCTAGATCCTGTGAGTCAGGCATCTTTTGTTGGAATACTTCAAATTCTTTCTGAAAGTCAAAATATACTTCTCGCAAGCCATATCTTCCCTCAATTAAGTCCATGGCTGTACGATACCATTTATCGCTCGGACTAATCTCAACACACACTTCCTCACCTGGAGAATGGAACATGCTAATGTCATTAAGCATTTCTCTTGTGTGATCCAAAAGCTGCTGGCGATTATCATTGAATTGCTGTACCTGATACTTATTTTTCACCACCGTTGCCTTCACAATTTATCTTCCTTTCGGTTGCTTCGTCTACAGAAAAAGCACCACTCTTTTGCGAGTGATGCTTGATTCAAAATCTGAAAATTTAAATTTATAAGTGTCATTTACACTATCTCTTGCAGGATCTCCTTATTAGACAAGCAAATTAAAATGTGGAATAATACTGTTGTAACAAATACATTATGGGAGGTTATATTATGAGTCTAGATGACAAGATTGATAGCACCAAAGATAAGGTAATTGGAAAAGCTAAAGAAGTTGAAGGCAAGGTTACGAACGACAAGGCCCGTGAAGCTGAAGGTAAGGGTCAAGGTATTCTAGGTAAGGCTAAAGATAAACTGTCAGATGCCAAAGATGCTGTTAAAGATACGGTTGATGACGTAAAGGAAAAGTTAGATAAAGACGATAAATAAATTATCATTTTTAAGAAGACCAAAATCTGGTCTTCTTTTATTTTTTCACGCTTGTTACCTTTTTTTCCACACTGTAATACGCGGCTTATGTGGTCGCTGCGGCTTTTTACGTTGCCACCGTCCATCTTTAAGCTGTCGCTCTAACTCGCCCAAACAACGCGCTTCTGTGCGGCTGACTAGGCCAAATTTTGTTTTGATCATTCTGGCCATGCCGGCCACCTCCTATTTTTGGGCAAAATAAAAACGCCCCGTAGGACGTTAATTATTTCTATAAACCCAAGTCTTCATACACTTTATCTTTATAAACATATTCACCGGTTTCCCCATTGCCTCTATGTCTTTTATCACTATCTGGCCAATTATCCATTGCGTACTTAATAATTTTTTCTTTATAGGGAACAGTTATATGTAATTCGTCTCGCAAAACTGCAGGCATTAAATCATCACCTTGTCGTTTGTCGTTCAAATTGACGGCGATAATTGGTAAATTCAATCGAATCGCCACTTCAATTTCCCATTTAACAAACTTTGTTAAGTATCTTGTGTGTTCGCCAATCAAAAGAATGAACAACTTAGAATTATTAAATCTGTCCATTAAACTTTTTTTAATTGATTCTTCGGTACTTGAATCCCTTGCACTGTGTAAGTCGTGTGCATCATTAAAGTCAAAATCATCTTTGACGTTCCACCCTCGCATCAAATCATAGTACCGCATATCGTTGTCACCATCAAATGCAACATATACCTTATTTCTGTAAGCCATAAAATTTACTCCTTAACAGGAAATAGTCGATTTCCCGATTTGTATTTTTGTCTAGAAGGATAATTAACTTAGTAGGCCTCTTAAATTTAATTCTTCGGAGCTTGAAAGTCCAGAGTATTGTATCCAATATCTCTGTCGCACTATACCTATCATGGTCTAGCCTGGTTATACCCGATCCGAATAGAGTTATGACTACAGTTCTTCCAGCATACATTTCATCAATTTCATCCCAAAAGTTAATTAGAAATTTCACATAATCTTGAATAGACAAGTACGCTCGGTTTTTGTCATCAAAATGAGTTAAGGCTGTCAAGAAAACATCTTCTGAAAATTTATGAATTGATCCAAGTTCGTATCTTGTTTTTTTACCTCTTGGCCTATCTCTATTGATATCCAATTTGTGTCTATGTTCTAGTCTCCCATCTTCATCAATAGAAACATCTAATTTTGAGATGTTATTTACTTTTTTATCAATAAATTGTCCGTTAAGAGAGCCATGCGATATTATCTCATCATCAACTTTTGTATCAAAATACTCGTTGAAAGCAAACACTTTAATAAACTTACCGTTGTCATAATATTTACTGCTAAATATATCTCCGTGTTTCACCGATATATTCGAATCCCCAACCTTAAAACCAGCGCTTCTTATCAAGTTTGCCCAAATTAATTTAACAATATAAAATACAAGCGTGAGCAATACAAAACCAATTAGTACATCCTTTTTCGTCTGTTCCTTGAAATCAACAAATGACAATAATGCACCAATAACCCCGAAAAGCCAACCGGCACTTGCAGATACTGATTTCAACAGTTCTTTATTAAAAAATCCTACATTCATATTTCTATATACTCCCCGGTGGTTAATTTAATATATCATCATATTACTCCACCGTTAGTGAGAAAAGAAAGGCTGAAATAGAAAATATGAGGGCATTAATATTTCCAATGAATATTGACATAAAAATCAAATCGACGGAAATAATAACCTTCACACATTTGAATGTTGCCATCATAGATCCCTCCTAGTTGATGTACTGTGTACAAAAAAGGAGCCGCTCTACCACAGACGGCTTCTCAGACTAATTTCAAACTAAACTGAGAGAAGTTTTCACCTCTTTTCAGGTTAGTTTTATGACCCAACGTTAAGCAAGATTTGTTTAGGGTCAATGTGATTGGTGTGGAATCAACCACACGCGGTAATGAACCTCCTGACGTGGACAGTCCCCATTAGTGGGGAATTTCTCAGCCACGTTTCAACCACCCGTCGACTTACGCTTTTAAGCTTAGCGTATAGAACTCGCATTTGGGGATTGCGCAATACCGTGGTTGCTGACCAATGGACCTTGTGGGACTCGAACCCACAACCGACAGATTAGAAATCTGATGCTCTATCCAATTGAGCTAAAGATCCCTAAGACAATACGTGCAACGGGAGTCGAACCCGTATCTTCTTTGCTCTGCCGTTGAGCTATGCACGTTACTCAGGGAGGTAATCTTGTGGCCGGTTCATCATTCTACCACAATGCACGCAGCGGGGTTCGAACCCGCGTCAGGCAATGACTGCCTGCTCTGCCATTGAGCTATGCGTGTTTTTCTTAATTCTTTCGATGATACTAGAATAACCCTTAAATATGGCTGGTGCCTGCAGTCCGACTGCACAAAAACTGCACTCAAACTGCATCAAAACTGCTTTTTCTTAAAAATATGGAGATCATCCAGCATGTAGCAATCGGCAAACTGTAATAGTGCTTTGGGCTTCCAAACGTGGAAATAGCTAGACTCGGAAAATCCTAAGTCCATAAAGCACATAGTATCTGATAGCTTTTGTAGATATAGTTCATCTAAGATATTCTGGCAATCTTTATCACAGTGTTTAATCGCTTGGATTGTCCGTTTGACGACCTCTTCAGCATATAACCGCCGCACAATTCTTGACTCTGTCGTGTTACCTGATGGCTGAGATTTTGGCATTCCATCATAGCTAGGTGATTTTAAATCACTCATTGATTGTCCACTGATACGAACCATCTTAGGCAATACTACAGATAAAAAGTGTGTCACGTTTTGCAAAGTTGCTCCAACATCTACCTCTGGGAAGAGACTTCCCATGTTCATATTGTCAAAATCTAATTCAGCCAACCCTTTCAGCCCCTATCAATGGTATAATTAATTTGTTGACCATTGAGTAAGAACGAATTGGGTGAGGGCTGTTGCGTCAGCCCTTTTTTGCTATCTAAAATGGCCGTGTAAGCTTGTGTAGCACGTTAGTAATTTCCACATTGCTCAGCATACCCAAAGCAATGTAAACTTCCTTAGGCACGCTGTGCTCGCTTAATCTGGATTGAAACTCAGCTATTCCTATCAATACACCGCCATTGTCAGCTCATGAATAACCTGGTTGCGTTCCTTCGCTGATAACTTGTTAATCGCGTTGCGTTGGCTGTCGTTCAGCTTGATAAAGTGATTGCCACACCACACTAACGCCTGTGCCACATCGCCACCATAGCTTGCCATGCCTTGCAGCACGTATTTGCGATACTCAATCTGTTCGTGTGTCATGCTGTGCCTCCACTTGATACCCGTCCAGCCATGCCTGAGCAACTAATTCCTGATGTTTTCGGTAACGATCATTATCAAAATTATAATTTCCGCGCGTCTCATCGGTAGTTGTATCAACATTCTTCGGATACTTAAACTGTTTTAGCCGACCAATGTAAGTCAAGGCCTTATCTAAGTCCTCTTCGCCATTTTTATCCGCTTCGCGAGTTAGATACTTGATGGCATTGGCCTTGTAAAAGCCGATAGTTTCCTCAGGGGACAAAAGTCCAGCCTCAAATCTGTCAAACAAATCTTTGCCATCACTACCGCGGTAATAGTCTGGTCTAATTTCTGTCATTGTCTGCCTCCCGTAGCTTCACTCGCATGCAGCGCACCCAATCTTTGTCGCGTCCCATAGCGCTAGTAATTTTTGGGTTGCTAGGATTGTCCATGTGATCGAGGTTGTATTTCAACTGTGTTAATTCATCTGGTGTGGCTTGGTAATCCAATTCGTCACGACTTTTCATTCTGCCACGTAATTGCTTTAGATATTTCAGTGACTTTGACCGTTCTTGTGCAATATATTCGCTGGTGTATCCACGGATAATCAGGTGGCGTAGGATATTATTTTCTGCCGTATGCTGTTCCTCATCTTGACCGCGGATTTCTTTTTTAACATTTTCCGGCCACTTATCTGGATCATCACCATAATTGGCGTAAGCAGCTCTAATTTCAGCCATTTCCTTGTTTAATGACATACGCTTCTACTCCTTATCAACAATTTTGAACGTGATTTCTCCTGATTTTTTAATCATTTTTGTTTACCTTCCTTAGCCTCAGCTTGGTGTTCCCGCGCGTGTTCCGCCATACGACGCTTCTTTTGCTTCACTGTACGTCACTTAGAGTGCTTCCGTTGTTTCGACATTACTCTGCCGCCTCAAATGCAATTTCAGTGGTCTTGGCTCCCAGATAGTCTAGCAACTCACGCATTCTTCGAAAGCTCTTCCCCGTAGCCTCAACCTTTTGGGTCGAAATATTAACCAGCATGAATTCCCCTGAAAATGTGTTGAAGACGATGCTGTAAAGATCACCCTTAAGCATGAAGAAGCGGCCATTCATATCCACTCTCATACTCCCGCCTCCGTAACCGTGACTTCAATCCGCGGATCGTCCGAGTAGTACTTACTGGCCGTTAAATCAACAATCAGGTTATCATCTTCCCAGATAACGCCTGTGAGCGCGTCTTCAATCAACTTGACGTAATTTGAGGTGTCCGGCTTAACGATTGGCCGCTCTAGTCCTTCAGCTCGACGCTTATGCTTGAGCTTACTTATACTGGTCTGAATCGGTCGGTAAACCTTGATTTCAACGCGAAGCGCTTTATGCTCGAGCATCGGCCCTTTGTACTGTAGCTTGGCCTCCTGAGTCACCATTCTCTTGTAGACGTGACTCTTTTTTGGGTCGTAGGCGTGACCAGTTCGTGTAAAACGTGGGCGTCCTGCAGGTACTGGATCACCATTAACAACGATTGTAATAGGAGGAATACGATCCAACGGTCGGGCCCGTAAGCCCTTTGGCAGTAGCATTTCCTTTATGCCTTTTTTAGCGCTGGCCATCGATTCATTAAATGAAATTCCCCCGGTATTAATTGGCATGTATTTCCGCCTCCTTCAGTACCCGTTTACCCTTGCTGGTCACCCGAATGGTTCGCGTTTGCATCGGCATATAAGTAATGCAGTCTGCTTCGTACAGCGCCGTAATCCGGTCATAAATCATCGAGCTACTTGTGTACCCTGCCAGCTCTCCAATCTCGCGAACAGACGGGGAATATCCGTGTTCTCGAATTAGGCGATCAACGGCGGCAAGTACCGCAATTAAATTAGGATTAGTCATCGTTGTCCCCCTCCAACAGTTCTGGGTCCTCGTGGATGTTCCCAACAACTTGCAGCGCTTTGTAATCGGTCCAGTATTCTTGCCGCCACATCGTCTTTACGCCGTTGTAGAAAAACACGCAGTATCCATAACGTGAGTTGTATCGGATGTCGCCTACGATTCCCTGGGCGGTCGCAAACAGCTGAAAACGTATGATGTCGCCCTCGTAGATCTCTCGGCCATTGGTATCATTTACCCCGGTGTACTGCTCAGCAATCAATCCCGAATCATCTAAAGCATCAGAGAAGCAGCATAGGTCATCGTCGTATTCGTGCTCTACGTTGTAGATATAACACTTTCTCACGCAATTCCACGCTCTGAATTTAATCTCTCGCATTGCCTACGCCTCCTGCTTGATTCTCAAGAACTTATTGATGAAGTACCGCTGCCCTTTGCCAGTCACAAGCGTGGTTCCTTTGATGGTCGTGTGACCGTCTGAGTGCTCAATGACCAGTTCTCTTACCCGAAATAGTCCCAAATCCATGGACCGTTGTGTCGGACGATTACGGTCGCGCCCACTACGGATTAAATATCCGTGTTCACGAAGCCAAACGAACAGGCGATTCTGACCAATAAGCACGCCGTTTTGTTTCAATAACTTGGCTAGTTCACGAATTAGAATCGTATCGGTTGATCCTCCGACAGCGTCTGCAAACCGTGCCTTAGGTGCCATAATCTGGTTCTCGTCGTGTAGGCGTTGAACCTCAGCTTGGGATCGCTTGTACTTCTCCAGAAACTTGATCATGTTATCCGGATTCGACATCCAGTCATAGGCCGTTTTCGGAGTCACATAGGCACCCTCTCGGCGAATGGATGGGAGCACTTGCTCGTAAATCCAATCTTGAAAAGGCTCAGCACTTGGCAAGTGGCTTTGACCGGCTAGCTGATAGACACCTGGCTCAGAAATAACCGTCATCAGCTGGATTCCAGAGGGGGTAACGATTCGTTCCTCCCTCTGATACTTAGCCTTTACATGATCTTTAATGGCTTTGCTCGTGTTTAGATATCCGATTGCCAGTGCAACGTCTTTCCCAACAAAATACGGTTCATTGTCCATAACTACCGTACGTACTTGTTTCCCCTCAAAGTCAAAGGGTGTAATTTCGTTCATGCTTGTGCCTCCTCAGGCGCTCTCTTCGCTTTAAATTTCTTGATGCGTGCATCCAACTCCGCCTGCTTGTCAGGACTTAGCCCCTTTGTCTTATCCGCGAGCTTATCAGGCGTCTTCTGCGCCCAGTCTGGCAGTGTCTCCTTGGCCCTTGTAGGCTTAGATCCACCTCGTCCGCGTGACGCCGCCTGCATTTTCATTTGGTCGAATTGTTTACGGAGCTTGGCTCCTGATAAGATATTCGACTTCCAGAAATCATCGTGCTGGCACCAGTCAACCATGCCATCAAGCTTGTCGTATGCGTGGCCATCTTGGGTGTGAGCCAAACGAATATCATTAGCCCAGGTCTGTAGCTTGCGTTCGTCACCCTTAGGCGAGAAGTCAGGGTCATTATCCCGAATGGCCTTAAGCAAGTGCTGGGCGATTTGATACGGCTGATCATCAGGTCCGTACTTCGGCTTGTCCGAGTTCGGACGTATTGTTTTTTTATCCTTTACTTTACTTTCCTTTACTTTACTTTCCTTGCCATCCGAATCAGATGGCATTGCCATAGCATTGCTATTTTTCTGAGATGGCTTTGGCTTAGATTCTTCTTCGCCAGTAGATGGATTAGCTTTAGAATTGCCATTCCAACGGGAATTGGCACCCTTTTTACCAGCTTCTGACCGCCGCCTACTTTTAGCATCCTTTAACGCCATTCTTTTGTTAAATCCTTCGGAGTAGAAGTACTTACCATCATCGGTAAAGGCAAATAACCCGAAATCTTCAACAACCGCTTTTATCTGCGAAGCATCAACACGAAGGTCAAAGGCTATAGCATTATAATCTTTGACACTCGTGTAATCGTCTTCATCGCGGAGACGTTCAAGAAGCATAAAGTAAATGGCGTACCCGATTGCACCGACTTTCATCCGAACCTGCAGCATCTTACTTGAATTTCTAGCATTGCTATCATGAGAGAAGTAATTATTCAAAAGTCGTTCACCTCTCTATTCCTCCCACCCACCACTTGCTTTACTAGAACGGTAAATCGTCGTCTGTAACGTCGATTGAATCGCTAGCCGGTACGGTCTGCTGGGTATTATGTTGTTGTGATTCACTCTGACGATCAGGCAAGTCAAAATCATTAACATTAACCCCTAGCTGGGTCTGACCATTGTACTCAGTGATTTCTAGGTCGCCCGATACAATAACATGGCTTCCCTTATGGTAGAAACGTTGAATGACGTTCGCACGGTTCCCCCAGACGGTGCATCGGAACCAGTCGGTCCCATACTGGCCATCTTCACTCTGCCGGTTCTGACGAACCGCAACACTGAAATTAGCAACCTGCATACCGTTTTGTGTTGATCGCACTTCTGGATCCTTACCTACGTTTCCGGATATTGTGATTGTTCTCATGCTGTTTTATTCCCTTCTTCAGATAACTTAGTTAGCTTGTTTGTTGCTAAAATAACCAGTTCATTTGCGCTTTCGTGTGTTAGCTGATCCATACTCGTTGCCTCTGCCTTATTGAGAATGGCGGTCGCAACGACATTTAAATCGGTCTTAGCCTTGTCTGAGATTGCTTGAAATAGTTTCCCCAGCGTGTCCTTTTGTTTCTTAGATGCTGGCGTAGGATTAGGATGTTGGCGTTTTTGAGTTCCCTGGGTATACCCGCCATTGGGATTACTATCATCGGCGTCCGGATCTTCATCCTTGTCGGTAATATTGAATAGTTGTTTGTAGAAGTACTTCTGCGCACTCGTGCAAGCCTTAGCCATTGCCTTCTCACCAGAATCTTGACCACTACCGGGCATGGTTCCAACAACCGTATTTTCTCCATCCGTAATGGTAAAGGTACCCATCACATCGACGAAATGATTCTCGCCGCCTCGCTTTGAAGCCTTATCGTACTGATTGATGACTTCATACTGAGGAATAATTCGAATACCAGCTTCACGAATTGCGGACTCGACAGCGTACTTAATTGCTGTTTCGCTTTGGAAACGATAATTTTGGAAGGAGTTGTTTCCGTCCTTTCCGATTGGACCGATATGTTTTGAAGCTTCATTCAATTTCTGAATCAAATTGAGTTCTTTTGTCTCGACCATAATGTTTACCCCCTATCGAATCCGAATGGATCGGCCTTGCGTTAATTCAGCTCCTGGAACGTCTTCACCGTCTTTAAGGGCGGCGAGAATACCCTTCTTATCGAGACTAGTTGTCGTTTTGATAAAGTCACCAGGTACTTTCTCCTCGTCCGTTAAATTGACACTGGCCGGGTTATTCTGAATCCAAATTGCTAGGTCAACGTCTTTAACGTGGTCTAAACCGGCCGCCTCTAGTCCTTGCTGTAAGGCATCCTTTAATCGTCTAATGTTGCTAGCGAGTGAAGCCTTTCGGTCAGCATCGGCCTTCATTTTCTCGGCAAGTTGCTTTTCATCAGACGTTAGCTGCTTGATTACCTTGCCATAGCCGATTGCCTTATCTGCAATGCCATCTTTCAGACTGAGAATCGTGTCATCAAACGCCTGTTGATCTTCCGGATCGGCACTTTCGGCTAATCGAACGACTTGGTATAGATTGTCTTCCAATTGATAAAGATTCATTACTTAACCTCCACTTCGGGTTGCCATTCTGCCAGCTGATCGTTAATTCGATACAAATGATCGAGTTCTTCGTTGGTGATTGGGTGTCCCGGTTCGTCGATCGCTTCGATAAGATTAAATAGTTCGCCGCGAATATCGGCCAACCGATTACGACTTTCGCTAGTAACCTGGGCCACAAGAATTACGGGGCCGCTTGCAGTTTGCTTGCCTAATACTTGATCCATGTGATCACCTCCATGTCGCCAAACTCTTCGCCAACTAAATCAGTTAGTTCCGATCGATTGTCCGGGAGGCTGTCGGTGTCCCGGTCGCTGTAGTCGTACAGGAAGTTCCGAATCGCTTTGACATTGCGGGGCACGTAGATATCCCCACCGTCGAGCTTTAGATACTCTTCGCCGTCGAACAGTCGTAACCCGGTGATGTCTTGCGGGGTAGTGTCGCCAGCCGTTAACTCATCGTAATGTGGTGCAAATCCGCCTAAAGTCATTGAATCCACCACCCTTTCAGAGTAGAATTGAAGTCAAAGAAATGTGATACATGCAATTTATCTTCGAGTTCTGACGGCCAGGTCAGGGCTCTTTTTTTGTGCCATAGAATCATTTCTGTTCCTCCTTTAACTCAAGTCCAAAGAAATCAATTGACCAGGCCTTCCAGCCGCCCATTGCGTGAACCGATTCAGATAGCCAGTAACCGAAGCTGACACACACTGCAATCAGGCCGAACCATGAGACGACCTCGCCAACATAGTAGTAAAATAAATCCATAATTATTAACTCCTCTCATCTAAGTACCTGCGCCAGGCGTCCCGAACTTCCGGGAACAACCAAACGCGTTTGCCACGCTTGCCAGGGGCTCCTGCACGACGTTCGAGCTTTGCCACGTATCCCAGTGGAACGAAGTTTTGCTCAAGATTGCTAGTGGAGACCCCGGTCATGTCCGCCAGCTGACTAAGGTTAACGGAGATTTGAAGCTTGTCATTTTCGCCAAGCATTTGGTTCACTTGGTCTTCGATGACCCTCTTGGCAACCGCTTGTGGATCGAACGTCGCCATGGCTCTAGCCTCCTAACCTTGTGTTAGCTTTATTGAAGACATTCTGTAAATTGATGCCTGCATAATCTGCCTTCATCACAATATCGGTATTTTCCGACATGATTTCTTCGGCATATTCATCAAAGTATTTGTCGATGAGTAGCACTTGCTGTGGAGATCTAAACTTCTTTTCAGTACTCATTGCCTCATCGAATTCCTCTTCAATTGCTCGCCGATCGTTCTCCTCCTTGCGCTGCCGAAACATCGCTGAGATAACATCGTTGTGCTTCGTCGTGTCTTTCAAGAAAGACAGCAGCCCATAATCCGTTCTGGCACCCGACAGGGCTAAGAGAATGCTGTGCAGCCTGTGCGCAATTGCAACTCTCATACTCTTGTCACCGGACCGTTCACCATTGGACATCCGGGTAAGCTGTGACTTAGAAATATGTGCTCCTTCAGCGACATCTTTCCGCATAAAACCAACGAGATCCAGACTTAGCTGCTCTGCAAATTTATTTTTCATTCAATCACTTCCTTTACTTGGCAACCCATTCAAATTCCTTTGACGAGGACCACTGATACAATTTAGTTATTGGAGGAACCGGCAAGCATCACCACCACAACGATGATTCCCAATACTCCGGCCATCAGCTCACCTCCTCGGAATGCCTTCCCTATGCGATAATCGTTTTAGGGAGGTGAAAATTATGAAGCCAAAAGCATATTTCAAGGCGAGAATCACACTTAAATACCTTATAAAGACTAGGGTCACCACTACTAACGAAATAATGGAGTATTCCGCACACGCGGCAATTTATAAAAATCCTTGGTATCGGTTTATTAGACATATAAAGGACCAGGATGTGTACGACGCCACTGATTGGTTGGAAAATAACGGATATATTAAACGTGACGTTCACGAATTAGGCGACATATACCTAACGCAAGAAGGACTACATTACTTTGAGTTACTTCAAGAAGATAAAAAGTCTGTCTTACTAAAGAGCTTTGCATTACCACTCATTGTTTCGATAGCCATAAACACACCAAACTGGTGGCCGTGGCTACTAAAATGGGTATCCAAACATCTGTAACAGTTGGGTGCCTCTCAGTAAAGACAAGAAACCAATCCCCAAAAGACAAATGGTGCTTCTTCATCAGCTCACCTCCTCAATCTCAATGGAATTAAGTGTTGTATTTTTCTTAACGGTTACATCAAAAAAAATATCATTAACACCCATATTTTTATTTAACCGTTCTGACAACTTAACAGCAATCTTTAATGCCGTGGTGGGCGCCGGATTAGCCTTACCATTAATAATGGTAGATGCATAAGATGCCGTTATATCAACGGATTCCGCCAATTCCTTTGTTGTTAGTCCAGCCATTGCAATTTGATGTTTCAGCGCTCTTGAACTTCTCACTTTCAGTCTTGATTTAGTAATCATCGTTTTCACCTCGCTCTTAACAATATCTATATTACCCCTTCGTTTAGAAACATGCAACACTTATTGCTATTTTTTATACATTTTTCTCAACAGATATATTATTATTAGTTCATGAAAAGTAAAGGAGTGAGCCGACAGATGCCTGAAATAAACGATTCTCAGCTTGGAGACTACATTAAAAATATTTTAGACAAGAACAAGTGGTCAATACGTAAAGGTGCGCTTCAAATCGGCGTGTCTGCTGCCTACTTATCCAAACTAATCAACCATAAAGCTGACTCAAATCCTAAGCCAGCTACTCTGCGGAAACTTGCGAGCGGCTTGCATGTTAGTCCAGAAGAATTATTTGAACTCGCAGGTATTAAACTAAGTGATACAAGCGATTCAGACAAGCCCGAATACGTTGACCTTAAGGAACAAATCAACGATAAAAAGAAAATCATGACCTTTGAAGGTCGAATAATACCTGATGAAGACTTAGAGTATATGGAGCGTTTGCTCAGGGGCGGAAAGAAGGACTAGCTGTATGGACGTAATTATCGTTAATCTTATGAAATACGCGTACGATCATAAAATAACCGTAATTTTAACCAACCATTTTGATGGCCATACCCCTTCTGCATCCCGCCCTGATACTAAAACGATTGTCGTTAATACGAATTGGCATGAGAAGAAAGAAATCCCCTTCCAAATGGCTCATGAACTAGGACACGTCGTTAATGGCGATGAAGGAACACTCTACTATTCTAGTTTCTCCAACAAGTCAAAGTATGAACGCGCGGCCAATATGACCGGATTAGACATTTTGATTCCAATTTATGTTGATGCTACTGGATACACGTTCAATAATGTATCTCCCTTTATGGAGCAATTTGGCATCCCCAACTATCTACTAAATGCTGTAATTTCACGATTTAAAAAGTGCATCAATAACTAGAAGAAACGCATTGATTAGATTTTAATGCGTTAGAGACTAATATTTCCGTCCACACCCGACGACGTTAAAAGCTGTACATATTTTTAGGAGGAATTATCTTATGGATAATGATACGAAAACGCATTGCACTAATTGCGGAAAGGAAATACCGTCAAAAGTTGATTTTTGCCCTTTCTGTGGTGCTAAGCAGGCATCTTCAGCGAGTAGCGATCAAGCAAAAGACGTCGAAAACGCCGAAGATAAGATTGAAGGTTCGCCCAAGAAACCAAAGAAAAAATGGTATAAGCGTTGGTGGGTTTGGATTGTAATTGTTATTTTAGCCATTGGAGTTATTGGTGCCCTTGGCAGTTCTGATGATTCGGATTCATCATCTTCCTCTGATGAATCTTCTGCAACATCCACTGCAAAAAAGAATAGCTCTTCCAGTTCCAGCAGTAGTGCATCAACTTCCGTACGCAAATCCGTACAAGTTCTCGATAGTAACAGCGAAGATCAATTAGCCGAAAAAGGGGAAACTAACGCCAACCAAATTAGATACGGAGAATTAATCAAATCTAATGATTATTACGGAAAGCCCTACTCTATTAGTAAAGGAGAGGTCCTACAAGCTAGTGAAAGCAAGGGCGTTACGACATTACTTGTTTACATCGATGACGACACAGATCAACTATTTGAAGTAGCAGTTCGTGGAAAAACTAAGGCGATTGAGGACGACTATGTTTCCATCAATGGTGTTCTAGATAAAATGACTGACTATGATACACAGTCTGGTGGTTCTAATACCGTCCCGGTAATATTTGCAAAAAAAGCAACAGTCGTTGGTCATGACGATAATTAGTCCTTATTTTTAATTAAGTAATAAGCTCCTAGCTTCAGTCTGGTGACTCCCCTCGGTCCGATTCCGGGGTGAAGCATAGTCCCAAAGATGGTGACATTAAAAGATAAATATGTACTTGGGCCCGTTCAGGGCTTTTCTTTAATCGTCAAAAAGAACGCACGTTCGGAATGGAGGAATTATCATGGCTCAAATATTCAAACGCGGTGACAGCTGGAAGGCCAAGGTCTACTTCAAAGACATTCACGGCAAGCGGACGTCACGCTCACAGGAAGGATTTCGCACTAAGAAGGAAGCCGAAGCGGCCGCCCGGGTGATGGAAGACACTTACAAGAACGGATCCGACGTCGACGACAAGAACATCTCTTTTAGCGACTACTTTCAGAAGTGGTTCCACATCTTCCGGGAACCTGGTCTGTCAGATACCACAATTGCCCGGTACCAGTACACCATCAACGTCATTGATGAGTATTTCGGCGACACCCTCTTACGTAAGATCAAAACGGCCGACTACCAGGAATTTCTCAACTGGTTCGGGAACGGAAACGGCAAGGACGCGAAGCCCCACGCTAAGGCGACAGCTGACAAAATCAACACACACATCCGGGCCGCTGTCCGCAATGCAGTCAACGATTCGGTCATCAGCCGGGATTTCACGCAAAACACTCACGTCGTCTACGACAGCAGCCGGACCCGTGAGATCAAATGGCTCTCATATGACGATGCAGCCAAGCTGTACAACTACACGCTGAACCACTTGGAAGGCATTGACGTTGTTCCCTATATGGTTCTGACTGCCCTACTCACCGGCATGCGCCAGCAAGAAATCGCGGGGCTTACCTGGGACGACATCGACAGCAAGGGTGGCTTCATCAAGATCACGAAGACCTGGAACTGGACGAAGCGTGACTTTGGCCCCACCAAGAACCCGGCATCCGTCCGGACCATCTCGATTGACCGCAACCTGGTGAACATCTTGACCAAACTGCAGTATGAGCAAAAACGCTACTTGAAAGTGAACGACAAGACCAATCCACACAGCCTGGTTTTTCTGTCGCGCTACAACCGTGTCCCCTCTTCTAAGGCCCTCAACGACCGGTTACACGAACTGATGAAGGACGCCGACATCAACATATACCTGCGGTTCCACGGGCTCCGGCACACTCACGCGTCCATTCTGCTGTATCAGAAGATGTCGATTGCCTATATCAGCCACCGACTTGGTCACCAGGACATCGCCACAACAACGAAGACTTATCTCCATATCATCAAGGAACTGGAGCAGGAAGAGACCGTCCGCACCCGTGAGATCTTCACTGACCTGGGGAAGAAGGCCGACTGGTCCGACTTCAAAGTCAAGGCCGAGTGATGGGTGCACCCAAATGGGTGATTCTCACTCCTGAATGGGTGCACCTTGGGTGCGCACTTTTGCAAAACCATATGCGAATATATTTTTTTAGATATAAAAAAGAGCAGGAACGCTGTTATATCAACGTTCCTGCTCTTTTGAAAGTGGTTTATGAATTATAGTTATACCGGAGGTGGGG